CATAATGAAATCAACTCCCAAGGCTTGTCCAGCGTGGTAGAAATTATTCATGCCAGTTAGCTGTAAAAATCCGGAGCCACGGAACCTGAACCCATCCCCACTAGCCTCATCCCTGTTGCCCATACGATTGCCATAAATCCTATTGGCGATGCGTTGTGGCTGACGCTCATAGGCAGCAGCACTCTCAGGGGTGAAGCCCCATACACGCTTAGGAGTTTGAGGAAACAGCTTAAGCAAGGTAGGAGCACGATAGTTCAGGTTTTCTTCCATGATGCGGAAGTTACCGCACTCATGCCCACATTGACCAATCCAACTAGCTTGCTGTGCAGGAGTAACAATACCAAACCTCTGAAAGGTTTCATTGAATGCATCAGCCAAAGATGGCTCAATGTGTAGTTGTCTTAGTTGTTCAGCGTTTACCATTAACCAGCTCCCTCATTTCGTTGTAGGCTGCGACACAGGCTGTGTGCTTGGCGATGGCTCTGTCTCCTTCGGCAACGATGTCGATAAGAGTGTTAATAGTCTGTCGCTCAAGTTCGGCTGCATCAGCTCCGCTATTTCCTGTGGCAGGGGTGGAACCTGTGCTGGTTTGTACACAACTGGTGGTGGGGAGGCGCAACCTGCCAGTGTTAGCAAGCTCACGCATAGCAGACTGCTTCTTAGATATTTCATTCTTTGCCTTTCTTAATGCTGTTTCTTTATCAGCAAGCTTAATAGTCATGTTCTTCTCTATCTCACGGGCTTCTTCATTCTTCTTAGCTATCTCTATCTGCATGTCTTCGTCACGCTCAAGCCAGCCATAGTGATGACCAACTTGATATGTACCAAACAGTGCAATGGTTGCACTAATAAGTATCCAAGGAAGTGGTATGGGAAACATCACTCAGCCTCTTTTCTTGCCAGAGCTATCTCTTCTCTTTCCTCATCAGGCTCCATGTGTTCTGGTGGTGTCGTTGGTGGAGGACCGGGAGTCCAGCTTTCATCCAGCTCTGGGTTCTTCCACACAGGCATAGCACCAAAGGGCTGGCTAGGAAGGCCATAGGCAGACTGTGGTGAGGCGTAGCTGCCGTTAGGCATACCATAGCCACCACCACCGCCATATCCATTGCCACAGCCCTGCATTGGAGGCTGTGGTCTAAAAGTATTCTGTGCTGAATTAACAGCCCTCTTACCTACAATGCCCCCAATGCCGCCTACAATAAGTAATACTATATCATTAAGCATCTTAGTATAGGCTTGGTCAATCGGAGCCATACTCTTAATTGGTTGTGTTACGAAGGTAACAGAATAGAGCAAGGCAAACACAATGCCAAATAGGATGACTGTAATAGCCACCACTACAAATCCCCAAACTCTAACTTCAAACTCTTCAGTTGTTAGTTTTGGTTTGGGCTGGCTTGGTGTCATCATTTTTGTTAGCAGTTCTATCAATTTGTTTCTCCAAGATGGGGGCTACTAAATACTCAGGGCATGTCTGTGTGAATTGACATCTAGGTTTCTGGCATGGCTCAGCATGAAAGTTGTCAGGGTTTTGACAGAAGTATCTGTACCTATCCTCACAACCAGTGAGCAGCAATAACAATAATAAATATTTCATACCATTACATCCACAGAATTTGTTTTAATCCACTGAGCTTTAATAGTTTCTTGAGTTTGACGATTTAGTTTCTGAAGCTCTTTCAAGTGTTGCTGATGAAGTACCTTCTGGTATTCACGCAACATGTTTGCATTATGTTGATAGGGTGTTACTTTCATAAGCCAACCTTTCCTAATAACAAATTCACAATCCTGTCAGACAAATCATCAGGCAAGAACTTCAGGAATCCTAAGAAGTACAGAGCCACACACCCATAGACAAATATCTTTATACATAAGTCGAAGGTCTTCTGATATTCATTCATCGCCCACACCTATGTGTAGTGTTACAGAACTCCATCAACTCATAAATACCAATTCCAACCAAGAACAAAACAAAAGCACATCCACCAAGAATCATTCCTAGTTCATTCATCTCTTTTTCTTTTTGTTTAGCCTTCTTCTCTGCTCTCTCTAAAGAACGAAGCTCTCTTGCATCGTCAATATCCATCTGTTCTTGACGGGCTTTAATCTTGTTCCAAACATCAATCTTGCCTGTTGTCATGAAGAGCATCTTCAGCTCTTCCTCAAATGCTCTAGCCTGTTCCAAGGCCATCTCAATCTGTAAGGCAGTCCCCATGTTGGAACCCTTGCCCTTCTTGGACTCAATCAATGCTTTAGTAGCTGTGCTCTTAGCATCAAACATCTTGCCAATCATTGGGGCAAGAGAGCCTAAATCATTGGCTACCTTGCTGGCCTTCTTGACCATGCTGATAGCACTCTGTATGCCAGCTAGGGCGGTGATAGGATCAATCATCGCTCAACCTTTTTCCATTCAATGCATACAACTTTTCTGTTATATACATCTCCAGTCCATGTCCAACGGACACATTTATATTTCTCCTCTTTGGACCCGATAGGGAAAGATATTAATAATAAAAGTATTACTGATGCAGCTTGTTTTCTATAGCCAGCCATATAGCCCCACAGAAAGCACCAATAACTAAGATGGGCTTCACTGCTCTAGCAAGCCATTCAAGCACAGTGAATGCACCAGAGGCTGCATTGAAAGCAGCCACCACAGTTTGTGTGTTCTTATCTAGCTGATCCACCTTAGCTTCAACTTCGCATAGGCGTTCATAGATTTGGGCGTGTGTTACTTCTTCGGTCATGGCATTACTCTAATGCTTGAATCTGTGCTGACAGCGCATTAAGCTGTGCAAGCAGTTCTTCTTTTGTAGGCTCTGGTGTTGCTTCCACTACAGGCGCAACATACTCAGGAATGGGAAAGTCCCCGTCCACTACATCGCTAATCTCGCCTTGACCAACAACAGTAAAGGGTAGGTCTGATGGGCCATCAACACGATAGCGGTCTTCAAGAACATCAACCGAATTGTAAGGGCCAAATTTGCCAGCGGCAGTAGTAATCTTTTTCATGCTAAAGTCACCTTCCTAATTTGAACGGCTGTAGTGCTTGCGGCAATTGATGTTGGTATTCCCCACGCAACTGCTTCAGATATGCCATCGTTGTAAGCACTAAATGGATTTGCTGATTGTTGAATTTTTGGGGGATTAGTTCCGTCAATAGAATTTGTAAATGGGTAAGTAGAAGAAAAAGCCGTAGCAATTTTCCCAGCCGATGTTCTTAAACTAAAAGCGGCACCGCTTGCACTTTGAGGCGGCCCTGATAACGGGCGAGAATAACGGGCAATTCCATTTGTGCTTACAACACTGCTGTTAGAGACGTTTTGAAATGACTTCTCTAATACAGGCGAACCTGATGAAATTCCATATTGATAATAATCAGAATCACCAGAAGTAGCGTTGGATAAAAGAACTTTGCTTGTGCTTAAATACCCCACAAAAAAGCAACCAACTCCTTGTAATAAATTTGTTCCAAGAGTGGCAGTTCCAGAAGTGTCGGTTATGACATTTGTATTTTCATTGGTTGCCTGTCCACCACGAATAAAGGCTTGATTTCCAAACACCTGCATTTGTGGCGCAAACGAAGATACAGTAAATGTTGTCCCAGCCGTTGAAATACTTGCAGTAGTGCCAGCAACAGACACAACAGCACCTCGACCAGTTGTGTTTATGTAACATAAAGCATACCTGCTATTGCTCAATGCGCCCGTCACTATACTGTTGCCTGTTGTTGATACAGTTGCCGCAGTACCAGCCGTCAATGTTGTCCCACTAACTGTTATTGGCAAAACAAAAACAGTAGTTGAAGTGGTCACGCTAAAACTAAGCAAAATAGATGCGCTTTGTGCATAAGAGTGATGCATAGCTGCTACAGTTCCACCAGCGTAAGCCAATTCAGAACCAACAGTAGGCGTTGAACCTGATACTGTAATGGCTCTGAATTTTGGAGCCGTTCCTGTTGTGTTGTAATAATTTAAAACATAGCTTGAACCAACAGTTACCAAACGTGTGTTTGGCGAAATCAAAGAACTAGCTGCTGCCAAAGTAGTCGATACAGGTGTACCTACTGTTATTGTGCTACCGCTTATTGTTAACACAACAGTTTGTAGCCCTGTGTTAGAACCGGGCAAAGAACAAACTAAAACTTCTGTTGATGAAATTTTTGCAAGTGCAATATTATTTTGATTATCTAAATTTGTAGTTCTAAGAAGAACAGGCGTTCCAAAAGTGTTAGTGCTTGTGTTAAACACAACAGCATGAGCAGATGCTGACCCATGCAAAACCATCAACTCGCTTGTTCCATCTAGGGAAACCGCTTGCATTATGATGGTTTCTTCTGCGTAAGTAGTTATTCCGCTTGATAGAGTTAATGAATAATCTTGAAACGACAAGTCTGTGCCAAAGTTGCCTGAGCTTACTGATGCCCAAGTAGGTGCAGCACCAGAACCTCCAGATGTAAGCACTTGACCTGATGTTCCAGAAGCACCAGCAACAGTTAAAGCAGTTGTTAAGTTTGCAGATGCTATTGTTGGTGCAGTAAGCGTTTTATTGGTTAGCGTCTGAGTTGCCGTAACACCCACTACGTCTGTAAGTGTATTACTGCCAAAGGCAATGGTTTTGTTTGTTAGCGTCTGTGTGTCTGTAGTTCCAACAGGTGTACCTGATGGAATCGTTATGTCAGCTAGTGTTCTTGCTTTAGTCATTTATATTTACTCCGGTTGTGTAGGCCACACGATAGTCCAAGGGAAACCAGCTTGTGTAGGCACATCTCTTAATGCTTGGCAGTAGTCTTTCCACTCTTGTGATGGAGTCATATCGCTACGAAATCTCCAATCAGTTTCTGTTAGTTTATCATCACGGGTCTGACGAACACTCTTAGCCTGTTCAGCATCTTTAGTGGCTTTGTAGGCAGTCTCATGCTCAAGGGCTGTAGTTGTTACGCCATCAACAGTAGTGTCTACAAAGACAGGGCCAAGGATGTACTTTGTGTACCACTTGCCATCAATCTGTTCGACACCAGAGGCTTGTGAGTATTGGTAAACAGTACCACCTGTAGCTTGTGCGCCTTCAAAGACTACATCAGCACCCAAAGCCGTTAAGACTTCAGTTGTTGTTATGTCCCATGATGGGCCACCATTGGCTTTTGTGTATGCACGAAACTCTGCTTCGTACATTACTTCGCCTGTTTGTGTTCGTATTTTCATGATTTTTTCCTTACGCTATTGCGAGTCCGATATAGGTTGCAGAAGATACATTTACATTAGTTGCCGCAACTTGGTTTACTACAAAGCCAGTTGAGTCTGTGTCAATTGTGTCGTCAGATGTTACTTCAGCGGCTGTTGTATTAAGGCTAAGGTGCGGGTCATTCCCACTCACAATTCCTCTAGCCGAATCCCAACAATACCAGTCCCCTGTAGAGTCGGTGCGCTTAATGAGAATCCACCTCGCCCCACCTGTAAAGCCACAGTTAATTGTCTGTGATGAACCATTGCCTGTGTAACTGAAGCACTTGGAAACACCTGCACAAGTGGCAAAAAGGTAGGCGACAAATGTTTGCCCTGATTGGTTAATTGCGTTAGCCGAACCTATTGAAAAAACGCTAGATGTTGGGCTAGTACTATTCCAAACTGCTGAACCTGTAGAAACTGCGCTATCGGAATTTAAAGTTAAAAAAGATTGATTTGCAGTAGTTAAATCTTTTTGATAAACAAACCAACTAAATGCATTTGTTCTGCCTTTAACAATCATCATTTCAGGCACAACACCTAAGTTGTGCGCCTGAGTCGTAGCACTTCCCGTCCCTGTATAGCAAACCTCATCAAAGAAGCTAGGCGCTCGTTTGAAACATTCAACAATGTAGCTAACACCTGAACCATTAGAACCAGCACCACCATAACTAATAGTGGTTTGTGTACTGCTCAAAACAGACATTGACTGATCTAAAAATTCTTGACTAGTGTTATTTGATTGAATACGGGCTGCACTACCCGCAGCGCCGCCTCGCAATCTATCAACCCATTGCCAGTTATTACCTGCCGCAGTTCGAGGAATAGTAAACGCTAAATCTGCGCCATTAAGACCAACATCCTGTGTTGTTGAGCTACCAGTTCCAGTTCGTGCAATCGGCGCAAACACCTTAGTCGCATCAGTAGGCACTTTCATCGGGCCTCTACGAATGGCTATGTAGATGTAGGTTGAGCCATTGCCGTTTACACCACCATCAGTAGTTCTTGGCTGAAAGCCTGTGGCAGTTGGCGTGATAAGCGAAAAACTGCTTTCGGACAAAGCATTATTTGGGTTGAGATACTGCGTGTTTCCAGTAACAGGAAAGCCCCTCATATTGTCTATGAGAATCCAGTCATCGCCTGAAGTGGAAGACCTTTTGACTAGCAACCATTGAGGCTCATATCCCAATGTCACAACAGGCCCAGTTGTTGAGCCATTACCCGTATAAGAGCCACACGAAATCACATTGTCTGTACCAGTTAGGCCAAAGCCTCCTGCGTCATGGGCGAATAGGTAGGCTACGTAGGCAATACCCGATTGGTTAGCGCCTGTATAGCCAACAGTAAAAGTTGTGCTATTTTGACCAATGAAATTACCTACGTTAGCTTCAGCATCGGTTGTATTTAATTTCAACTGATAAGATTGAGATGTAAGACTGCGATGCCATACTCGCCAATCATTAAAGCTAGCATCAACAAGCGGTTTAATGATGATGCATCCGGGCGTACTTCCAAGATTATGTGCAATAGCTTGACTACTCGTGCCATCCCCCGTATAAGTCACAACATCAAAGAACTTTGGTGCTTTTGCCCAAGACCAAGATACATAAGTATCGCCACTATCGTTTACAGGCGTGTTGAAATCAAACCCATTTGTATTGAATGAGCTAACAATATCAAACGCATTTTCTGCGTCTGTACTATTTGAAGAAATATATCCTGCGGAAGTACCACGATTGGTATCCATTAAGCAATGGCTTGTTACACTACCAGATGGGTATGTTCTCTTTTTTAACCAAACCAAACCACCTTTGGTAGACAAATCAATATTGTTTGTTATGGTTTGGTCTGACCCTGTACCAGAATACAAGAACGTAGAGAAATAATCTTCTATATATTTAGGTACAGCAGCAACCCCGCCTCCAAATGCGTCATAGCTTGCTGCTCCACTAGTCGATTGTAAAGGCATTATTGTTCCTTGCTTTTGCAGTTGTTCATGTGCCACTTAGCCAAGTTACCGCCACTTGCCATTATTCCGCAATGTGGGCATTGTTCTTTACGCTTTGGCTTACGCATATTGATTGTTGTTGATTTCTTTACGCCAGTTGTTCCAGCAATAATAGCTTGTCTGCGTTGTTCAGTACATGGGTTACTTTTACCTTTAAGTGAATTACTGATACGTTGTTTTTGTTCATCAGTCCACTCATGTCTAGTTTTGGCAATAGTTTCTTGACTAGCAACATATCCCGCACGACCATCGCCACCATCAGTTGCGTTTGTTAAGTCAATACCAAACTCACGCATTTCAGCAATTAAAAAACATTCAAGTTCTTTAGCTTGCTCATGGCTTACATTTTCCTCAACTTTACGCACAATAATGTCTAAACCAAGGCTTTGAATCTTACGAATCTTGTTTAGCTTATATGTTAGCTTGTCAGAATTCTTAGCTTCCCAAGCATGAAAATGGCAACGTCTACCCACACCCTTACCAACGTAAAAGGGCATCCCATTTCTAGGGTCAGTAAGCGTGTAAACGTAGGCGGTGTTCATCATGCCTTAAATTGTGTGTTGCTTGCCAAGACTGTGAATGTCGCACTACCTGTCTTGATTACGAGGTAGCGGTAACTGTCTATTCCACTAGCATTTCCCGCAGTAGGCGCACCACCTAGCCACCTAGTAGTCACACCAGAAGTCGTGCCATCAACTTGAACCGCAGAGTTGTAATAGGCAGTAGCACCTTGAGTGACCAAGAAAGCCACAGTCATTGATTGACCTGTACTCATCAAAGTGTCTAGTGAAGTACCGCTAGAGCCTCTGAAGTTAACTGTCCAGTTAGCACTTGCGTTACTTGTGTAGTACAGAACAGACTGAGTTGTAATGTCGTAGTTGATTGTTCCTGTAGCTGCTGTTGCTGAAACTGTAGCTACCTCTGCTGCATCGTTTAGGACAATGGCAGTAGCAGATGATGAACCTGAGAAAGTCTGAGTAGCTGTGAATGTCTGTGCAGAGTTGGTAACTGCTGTGTTAGCGTTGTAAGCTTGTACATCAGTACCAATAGCTAGTCCAAGAAATGAACGTGCAGAAGAACCACCAGCACCAAGTGTAGTTAGATCTGCGTCATATGCTTGGACATTAGTACCAATAGCCAAACCTAAGTTAGTTCGAGCAGTAGAAGCACTTGCTAGGTCAGACAGATTGTTAGCTACCTGAGAAAACCTAGCATCAGCAACAGCTTGTGTGTAAGTATTGGCTAGATCAAAAGCACCATAAGCAACGATGTCAACAATGTCACCAGCCGTTGCACCAGTAGCCAAAACAATGTTAGTTCCACTTGTGGCTGTAAAGTCTGAAGTGACAATAAGCTTTACGCCATTTAAATAAACATCTACAAAACCAACATCATAGACAATAGCAAAGGTAGTCTGACTTGCTGTCGCTGTATAAACCTGTCTAGAAGAAGTTCCGTTAACTGCTGAACCAGTAGCCTTCCATGTACTACCTGTGTATACACGCATCTCATTAGCTACTGTATCGAAATACAAAGCACCAGTCAATAAAGCATTACCATCGTTATCTACTGATGGAGAAGAAGATTTATTTCCTAAATATCTATCATCAAAAGCGTCATAACTTGCAGCAGCATTGGTAGCTGATGTAGAAGCAGCAGAGGCAGAGCTAGATGCATTAGAAGCAGATGTAGAAGCATTGCTTGCACTAGTGGCTGCATTAGAAGCAGAGGTTGCTGCAGCAGAAGCAGAAGCAGCAGCAGAGGAGGTGCTGCCAAACAACACATCAATGTAGTTCTTAGTAGCAGCATCTTGAGCATTGGTAGGATCACCCATTCCAGTGATCTTGTTTGTTCCCATTGCGATAGCACCACTCATAGTGCCACCAGACTTAGCTAGATTTAATGTATCAGCAGTATCTACATAAGCTTTAGTTGCTGCATCTTGGTTTGCTGTTGGATCACCAAGACCAGTAATCTTAGATGTACCCATAGCAATAGCACCAGACATAGTGCCACCAGCCAGTGCAAGTTTTGTTGCAATGGAGTTTGTCACTGTGGTGGCAAAGTTGGCATCATCGCCTAAGGCAGCAGCCAATTCATCTAGAGTGTCTAACACTCCGGGAGCAGAGGCTACTAAGTTGCTGATAGAAGTATCAACATATCCTTTAGTGGCTGCATCACCAGCATTTGTAGGAGAGGTAAGATTTGTAATAGTGGCTGCTGAAGAAGCATCCATGTTCAATCCACCATTGATGGTGACATCATTGAAAGATGATGTACCTGTAGATGCTGTGACATTACCTGTTAAGTTTCCAGTGACATTCCCTGTGACGTTACCAGTAAGATTACCTGTAACATTACCTGTCACTGCTCCAGTTAATGGACCAGAAAATCCTGTAGTTGCTGTAACTGTAGTACCTGTAATAGCTTGAGCACTACTACCACCAATAACAGCACCATCAATAGTACCTGCATTGATGTCAGCAGTAGCTGCAACTAAAGAGGTGTTAGCAGTGAGTGTAGTGAATGTACCAGCAGCAGGAGTGCTTGCACCAACAACAGCAGCGTCAACTGTTCCACCATTAATGTCAGCAGTGTCAGCAACTAAACTGTCAATGTTGGCTGTACCATCAATGTGTAAGTCTTTAAACTCTAGAGCACTTGTACCTAAGTCAATGTCATTATCTGTTACTGGAACAATAGCACCATCTTGAAAGCGTACCTGCTCAACAGCAGCAGCAGCCACTTCAACAAACACACCATGACGATTGTTAGCTGTATCAGTAGCAATCTTATTCAATAAGTCGCTATCACCAATGACAGGAACAGGATGACCCTCAGCGGCAGTGCCATCATGTCTATGACCAGCAGCAGTAGCAAAGGCATCACGAAGAGCGTTAAGCTCATTGTTAATTGGTGCAGCACGAACTACGCCCGTTGGGACGATGTCAGCAGCAGATTGTCTTACATAACCTGTCAAGGTAGTTCTCCTTAGCGTCTGTCATTGATTGAATAATTCAAGACAAGCCCTTGAATCGTATGACTAGCATTAGTATCATTAGTCACATATTTGAAAGCAATGGAGAATCCAGAGCCTTCAATGTTTGTCTTCTTTACTGGTGATGGGTTGCCATCATAAATGGCTGTGGCATCATAGATGGCTTCATTGTAATAAGCAGCAGTTCCAACAATAGGAAGGTTATAGTTAGCAGGATTGAACACACCAACTGAATCATCAAAGTCATAGGAAACACCCATAACAATACTGGAAGATCCTTCACTTCTCAAGAAAGTAGAAATGTTATAGAAGTTCTTTCTAATGGTAGGATCTTGAAAATAATAAAAAGGAGTTTGATAGACACTCAATATTTCAGTAGAGGCAAAAGAAGTTCCTGTTTCTTGTCTGTGTACTTTACCAGTAGCATCACCATGAATAATTACTTCATCAATACCAATATAACCACTAGAAGCGCAGGTAGCTGGAAAGCCAAACAATTGACTATACTCGAAAGAAATACCACCTTCTCTTTCACGCAAACCACCTAACAATCCAAATGTTCCTTCACTAGGGATAAACATTCTAAATTGAGACTTCTTACGCAACACCACTGAACTCAAAGATTCTGGATCAATAGAGCCAGCATTAAGTTCTTGTAAGATTGATGTAATTGTAAATTGAATCTGTTTAGAAATTGTCTCAAGCTCAACGTCACCAATCTTATTTGTTCCTGACACAGGTCTAAAACCATCTGGTCCTAAGAACAATAAATTACCACCCAGTTCTATCACACTATCTGGCACAACACAACCTAAGTTTGTTGTCACCTCGCCAACAACAAAGTCAGCTATATTTGTACCTACCAAACTCTTAATAGCATTCTTACCGAAGATGTATAACGTATCTCTAAATTGTTTAATCTGAACAATTTCAAAGCCTACATTAATAACAGCAGCACCATTAGCTGGATTAAAGTCTGTCTCTGCTAACGGAGAAGAAACATATAAGTTGTAAGGATCTGTAGGATCACCAGCTAAGAATATATGATTCTTAAATGCTGCTGAATACTTAGGACTATTGGGCGCATTAGAATGAGTAATCTGTGTATATGTTGTTCCATCATACACGGCTGCTGGATTAATACCATCAGTTAAAACAAACTTAGGAGCACTCCAATTATACTTAGTAAACCTAACCTTCTTAACCCCTACCATCGTAACACCTGCTGGAGTTGTAATGGCTGACCAAGTAGATGAAGAATTTACCCACCTATAAAAGTAGTTTGTACCAGCAGAAGGTTTACGACAAGCAAAAATACTATTGTTTAAATCTTCTGCTACCAACACTCCTAAGACAGCACCAGTGCCTGTAACTGTTCCATAGTTATTAGCAAACCCACTGATGCGTCTGTAACCACCATTAATAGAAGGTTCATAATTAATAAGCTGTGTAGCAGAACCGGGGCTTTCTTCACCTTGAGACAATACGTCCCTGTTGGTGTTCATGCCACCAATAGAAGTTACTTTAAAGCCATTAATTCTATCTGCCATTAAAACACTCTAGGATGGAATGATGGGCTAATAGATGCTGTAGAACTCATGTACAGA